ATGGTATTTTTTATGAAACACCACAAGTATTAAAAATAGATTGGGTTATGTTACAAGAAGGAAAAATATCAGAAGAAGATTTTCAATATACAGATTATGAAGACCCAATCTTGATAGGAGATTGTGTAAGTTATGATAGTGGTATACCAAATAATCAAAAATATTGGAAAAATATAATACCAGAAGATTATTCTATTTTTAAAAGAGAGGGAATTAATCTATCTTTTTTACCTGCAACTTGGGATGGTGGTACATTTCAGGTTCATCAGCAAACTTATAATCAATTAATGCAAGAATTCGACATTAAATCACTTGACATGAGACACCTTCCAACTCTTGATAATGGAAAAGTAGATGCTTATATAGAATTTACTGCAACAATTACAAGTCTTGATTGGATTGTAAATTATGTAGAAATAACTACAGGATTAAATGATAGAGAAGGGTTTATAAATTATGTTAATACTTCAGAAGTAAATGATGGAGTTGGTTGGCAAGTAGGTGAAAATAAAATAAGAATGTATCTTGGAAGTAACACATCATATTGGAGTGAAGAGATTGACCCTAACTCAACTAACGATTATGGATACTCTAATGTAAATCCATATACCGATAGTTACAATTTTAATAGAATACAAATTGGAAGAACACCAGATTGTTGGAATGATGGAACAGAAGGTGATTGTTCAGGAGCACCAGAAGAAACTATTACGATAAGTAATTTTAAAGTTAAAGTATTAGAGGAATTAGGTGAAACTCCAATAGTAGACCACACATCTGAACAAGGATGGTTATATGATTATTATTATCCTGTTTTACCTAAATATGATAAATGGGGGCATTTTATTACAACAGGTGGTAGTGAGATATATCCATATGGTAATACACCTTTTGGTTCAAAGAAAGATGGTGAAGGTTTTGACCCTGGAGACCAGACAGCTCCAATAACAAGTGAAGATTTTGAAGATGCTTCATTAAAATTTAATATTACACCACAAGAGTTTGCTGGACAAGGTACTAGAGCATTTGACGATGTGAGTGGTAATAATAATATTGGTTTTGCGTTAAGTGATTTTAAACCTACTTTTGATAATAAAACAGGTGAATTAAAAAGAACAAGAGATTCAATGAGAGCAAAAACAGACCCCGGAACTAACGATGGAGCATTTTAATGCCATATAGAATAAAAGCAATGCACACGAATAAACCTGCTACTGGACAAAATGGTCAGTATGTATACAATGATGATATCGAGGTAGGGAAAAATGAAGATTATTTTAAAACAGATGGCCTACCTCCAGAATATGATAAATTTGATAAGAAAGCTTTGTATACTGTAGTTACTGACGACCCAATTAATCGGTTGATGGTAAAAGAACAGATTCAATTTAGTGGTACTTCTTATATAGAAATTGATGGTATTGTATCTACAAATGCAGGTATTAGTCATTGGATAAAAGATGTTAGAACATCGGCCTGGATATTTGATTCATATGCATATGATGGTAACCCAATGTCTGATAGCTTCTCCAACATTAAAAACACACTAGATAACGATTGGCTATTTTTTGATTATAAATCAGGTGGTTTAAGAGAAGGTAAAAGTCCTGGTCGAGTTCTCAAGGACCAACAGATTCTAAAAGGGTTATCAGGTACATTAGCTGATACACAAAGAATTGAGTTTACTAATGATAATAATAACTTTGAACCTACTGAGGCATTTCAACCTGTTGACCATGAAGGTGATGCATCACCATTTATGACCTCAGGTCAAAAGATTTATATTGTTATTAAAACTTCTGGTAATGCTGATAGATGGTGGGGAACGGATACACGAAAAAAAAGGTATCATGTTTATGAAATCGATAGCTCACTTTTATATGACGAAAATGGTAACGGTCATCTTTATCAACAGACCTTTGATTATTCAGATGCTCAAACAAAAACAGGTGATGGTGGTGGCGGTGGAGCAGAAGCAGCAGCATTTAAAATTACTGAATTGACCTTAACCATTCAAACATCACCTGGATTAGCAAGCCAATCACTGTCAGCTGAAGCTTCTGCAATATCTGGTAGTATTGAAACACCTTTAGATTCTGGTGTTAATTTATTCTCTTCCAATAAACTTTTACAAATGAAGAGTTTTTTAAAACAAAATCCTTATAAAGCAGTAAACAATCTAAATAATGAATCGGGAACTTATCTAGAAAATATCATAAAAGATTTCGAACCAGTAACAAATTTAACAATAAAAGGATTCAAGGCATTCGGTTATACTTCAGATGATATACCAAATATTGATTTACAAGCTTATCAAAGAGATAACGGTAACAGCTCTGTTGGAGGAATGAGGGCAAAAATAGCTTCGACTCCAGGTGAAGTAGAATTGAATTTTTATATATCACACCATAGAGTTAGTTCTGGTATAATGTGGAATAATACCGACACCTATCGGACTCCAAATACTGATTTTAAATTTTATGTACTTAATTGGGATGATAAAAATAATATCATTAGAGATAACAAGGATTTTATTAATGATATGCCACAAAATACATTTGAATTAATTGATAGGCAAAATCAAAATTTATATATTATGTCTGATTTAGAGCGTGGTTTAACTCATACCTATAGAACACCTGGTATAAAAACTATAAAGGCAGTTATATTTAAACACACTGTTAAAACGAATAACCTTCGAAAGATACAACCTGTCCACTGGAAATTTGTAAAGTGTAGATTATTTTTAGATATACCTATGAATGAATATCCTGATTTTGGGGAGTTGGGTGGAGATGATTTTGCAACTCTTCCATGGCCCAACACAGTTCCAATAATAGGTGGAATTGATGAAAATTCAAAATATAGTAAAAGTATATATGATGTACTTGGTGGAGGTAAGATAGATACAATTGATTATATAGATGAAAAATTTTTACTTGATGCGAGAGATAATGATGAATTAGGTCAAACAATTCAAAATTATGATTTAGAACAAACAAGATTTTTTAATAGTGGTGATTATGATATGAATAGACTTTTAGGAATTAAAGATAGAGTAACAACTGATGGTTCTGATTTCCATCCTTATAATGATTTAAATGAAGATGGATATTGGAATTGTAAAGATTGGGATTCAGATAGAAATTATTGTTTTTCGGAGGAAAGTTCAGTCGGACAGATATTTATAAGTGATAATTCAGATGTAATTTTAAAACAAAGTTGTAAAATAGAATTAAATTCAGCCAATGGAACAACAAAAGTTGTTTATGACTCAAGTGGCAATCAAAATAAAGGTATGTTAATTGGTGATTATAAAATTAGTAAAAGAGAAAAAGGTCAACCAATGCGAAGGGATTCTTATATTAAGAGACCTCAAAAAAGTGATATAGAGGGGGCAATATAATAAATGGCTAATGTAGAAAATAATTTTAATAGTAATGATTATAGTATAATAGCTCCAGCTGGTAATGAGGTAAATCCTTCGTTTTCTGGTAGTGAAACAAATACCTATTTTAGAGTAACTATATTTTCACAGAGTCAGGATGGCTTAACAGATACTATAGTGAGAACACGAGATGGTTCACTTGCTATTTTTTATTCTACAAATCATTCTAATTCTCTATTAGTACAAAATACAGGAACTGTTGATGGTATAACTGATATATTACTTCCTGAAAATAACCAATTTACAGTTTACACAAATCAAGTAGATAATAGTCTTTATATAAAACCGAATGAAATATTAGCTTCAAATGAATTACAAGAAGGCAATTATGTATTAAAATTGGATGTGTTAAAACAACACAAACCAAAAGTAGCATTAGTAAATGATTTAGAAACATTACCATTTCCAGAATTTCAAGAAGAGTTTGATATAGTGGGTGATTTTGATGATATTCACGGTGAAATAAATGCAAGTGATTCATTGCAATGGTCTGCAGTTGGTAGGCCTGATATTTATAATTATATAAATTCGTTGGTTAATGATGGAATAATAGATAGTATTCCGAGAGCTTCGGATGAAGGTGTTACCCCAAGACCTGTAGAAGATTTTTATAACAACCATATAATTAATGATAGATTTATAATAAGAGAAATATCTCCAACAAGATTAGAAGTAAGATTAAAATTATTATCAAATCCAATAGAACTAAATAGTGTTTTTATAAATGAGCTCACTAAACCCTCTGAGTTAGGTGATGGAAGCTTAACAGAAAATTATAACTGGGTTTTAAATTTAGGTTTAGGTAAAAATGTACCTATTGTCAATTATACTTTGGATAAATTTAGTGATGGGGAAAATAATCAATCTGTAATTTTAAAACTCTATCAACCTTTATCTAATGATATATATAATCAATATGTTGTTACTTTAGATAAAGAATTATTAGCAACACAAAAAGTAGATATATATTATATTGAAGAACCTGAAGTTCTAGAAACAGCACAAGGTTTAGAGATTGATTCTACAGAAAATTGGTCAAATACACAAGGATTACAAGATGCAACTTTTCAAAGTTTTAATGAATTAAGTAGTTCTTTATCTCAAAATTCACTTCATAATATTTATTCTGGAAGTTCATATAATTATCCAAATTTAAAAGTAGATTTTAATGAATTTGAAAATCACACATTCTTCGGCTCTGCTAAAAGAAAACTTGTAAACTTTAAAAACAAAGTTAAAACTATTCAAGGACATTATTCTAATATATCAAGGTCGCTATCAGCTGATGGTGTTTCTTTTAATGCTGATTCAGATGCAGTTATAGATTATAGAAAAACTTTATTTAATAAGATAGATGCAGAAATAAATAGTTTTACACCATATGAAAAATTCTTATATTTTGATGGACAAACTGAATCAACAGCATCTGCACCTGGTTTAGGTAAAAATTATGCCCCTTCTATGCCTGTTAATTTGGGTAAAGAAGGAGTTGAATTAATTCAACACGATGGTTTTAATGTGGTGTATAAACACACATCCGAAAAAATATCAGGTACACATAATAGATATATGAGTCAATTCACAAATAAATATCATGCTCATAACAAACCATTTTTTAATTATAGTAGTTCTGTTTATCTTTCATATTTAATAAAAAGTAGTATTCCATCCCAATCTATAAATTGGGAAAATCGTAATCCTACCCAAAATAATAATTTAGGTTTTTGTTTACCAAAAAGAGCTTTTTATAGTAGTAGTATTTTAGAACCAGCTTATACTTCAAGTGAATATAGAAGAATTATATTAAAGGCATCTCAATCGTATTGGGCTCCTACAGCTGAAGTTAATTATGATGCTGGTAATATTGGTGATTGGTCTTATGGTTCAAGTCAATATACAATAATAAATAATTCAACTTCAGCGTCAATTTATGGAATTAAAGCTTCTGGTCATTACCAAAATCTTGCTACTGTAAAATTTGAAGCTTCAGAATCTGCAACTGCATTTTCAGGTTCCATAATGCCAGCTGGTGAATTGTTTAGAGTTTATCATATAAATAATTTATCATCAAGTCTAATTGGTTACTATGATTATCAAGGTGTAACGATTGATGATAATGACTTTGAAGTATTTGATAAAAGTGGAAATGGAAATACTTTAGAATTTGCAGGTGCAGGTGTTTCATCAAATGCATTCACATCTGCTTCAATCACAACTGGTGTTCAAGGTGGTGATGCCTTTGCATTTACAACAAGTGGTAGTTTATTAGGTTTGAGTGGAAGTATGTACTTATCAACTGCAACTTCTACAGCTCCAATTGAAAGTGCTCCAATATCAATGTCGGCAGTTGCAGGTGATGATGTTACTGGTTTCACTATGGCGACATATTATAAATCAATTTCTACTAAAACTGCCACAACCATATTAGGTATGGATATTAAATCAGGTTCAACTGATGTTAATGGTTGGCATGTTAATAGAATTGGTGATGCTATTGGTGCTGAGATAACAAGAGAGGGAACAAATATATTAGACAATGATACCTCAGAAGATGGATTGAAAACAGGCACTCTTACTCCAAGAGATGGTAACTTCCACCACATAGCATTAACTTATGATAATTTAACTGGTACGGGTTCAGTTTATTTCGATGGTGTTTTACAAAAACAAGGAAATTCAAGAGGATTTATAACTGGTAGTAATCAAATTTATAGATTCGTTGTTGGTACTGGTCCTGGTTCAGCACATGGTTATGATGATGATACATTTGATGAAACAAGATTTTATTCAAGAGCGTTAACACCTTCAGAAGTTAATCAATTATATTTAGCACCAGATGGTATTACAAAAACAAAAATAACTGATGTTAAAGTAACACTTCAAAATCCAACAGATGTTTTACCATTTGATAATTTATATCATACAAGTTCAGCTAATTGGACAAATTGGTATGACGGTATGTATTTATCAGCTTCAGCTTTTGATGACGATAATATTCATTCACTTGAAAATAATTTACCAAGTTGGATAAAAACGAGTTTAGAATATGATAGCTTAAAAGATTTCTTATCACTACAAGGTGAGCAATTTGATTTAATAAGAAATCATATTGATGGAATAGGAACATTTCATAATCGTAATTATAAGAGTGTAGATTCAGTACCTGAAAATCTATTACCAATGATTTTACAAAATATGGGGTGGTCACCTGTTGACCCATATTCTGGAAGTTTAGCTGATTATTTTGGACAAAATATATCATCAGTTACTGATATAAATACTATAAAAGAAAATACTTGGAGAAAATCCCTTAACAATTTAATTTATCTTTATAAATCAAAAGGAACAAAAAACGCTGTAAGAGCTCTCTTAAATATTTATGGTTATCCTCCTGATGTTTTAACAATAAATGAATTTGGAGGTTCTAACGATAACCAAATAGATAATACTGATGGACCTATTACAGATGAAATTGAAACTGAAAGCTGGGATGGTGGTCAAGGTTCTATAGATAATGATACTGATTTAGAAAATAATAAAAACTCTGGAAATATATCTTATGTTTTAAAGAGAAGAAAATTATATCATTATAGATTTATTAATAGAGAAAATAGAATATTAAATACATCCTGGTGGTATAACGGTGTAAATGCAGATACAATAGAATTTGTTTATAAACATGTAAAAACAAAAAATACACAAGATATATTAAAAAGTAGTGGTAGTGGTACAGAAACACTTTGGGATTTAAGATTGATACCTGATAATGAAGGAGTTAGTTCATCATTTCAATTTAGATTAAATAATTCTTCTCTTGGTGGAAATTCTATATCTTCAAGAGGATATTCAATGTCATTAGATTATAATAAAATTAATGAAGGAGAACTGTGGAATGTAATGGTTCAAAGAATGACATCAAGTATAAGTGGAACAGGAATACAAAAATATAGATTATATGCTGGTTTACAAGAAGGTAAAAAAATTAAAAGATTAAGTTTTGCTTCTATGTCTATTAGTGGTGGTTTATCAGCTGATAATGCAAAATATGCAAATCAAAATTGGGTATCTACTGGTAGTAGAAATAATACATCTTCATCCAATCTAATAGTTGGTAGAACGACAAGTGGTTCATTAGCTGAATTAAGAACTTGGAAACACGCTTTAAGTACATCTAAATTTAGATTACACACATTAAATAAATTTAGTACGGTTGGTAATTCATTAAATTCACACAAACAGGATTTAATTTATCGTTATAAATTAAATGAAAATTATACGACTGCTTCTGTATCAAGTTCAACACAAACAACATTAACAATTAAGGACTCTGGTCCAAAATGTAATTTGACATCAAGTTATCATATTACAGTACCTTCCTCAGAAGCTACATCTTCTTTACTTTATGGTTATGATGTAATAGATGCAAATAATATAAGTTTACAAGATGCTGCAGTTGAATTAGAGAATGACAGTAAAATAGTTGTAGACCCAAAATTAAAGTTAGTTGGAAATTTGAGTCCATTTAAGTCTTCTGTTGTTCCACTATGGGATAGTACACAACAAAAAGGATTAAGAAATAATTCTTCAATAATAGAAATAAATCGTTCACCACAAGATTTTGTAAACAATTTTATTTTAGAAAAAATACAAGGGAATAATCTTGAAAAACTATATGGTAATCCACAATATATATATTCATCATCATATAGTGAATTAGATACTTTTAGAGAATCATTTTTTGATTGTTATCCAATTACAATAAATACAAATGACTTTATTAAGGCTCACGAAAATTTATTTAATCAATCTTTGACGGAAGGTATAAAAAATATAGTTCCAGCTCGTTCAACATTGAGTGATAAAAATACAACAATTGGTATAACTATAAAACCAACTATTTTAGAAAAACAAAAAAGAGCTTATGGAAAACATTCTGTAGAAACGAATCCAGGATTAGCTACTGGAAGTATTGAAATAACAAAAAATACAGATTATAAGTCTGGTTTTGGATTGAGTGAAAGTAGTTATGATGCATCAATAAATGCAGAAATTTTTGTAACAAGTGGTAGTGATGGTAATATTAATCTTGATGACAGCGAATTAGTTACATCAAAAGATGGTGAAATTGTTCATACTGATATGATTTCTTTAAATAATAGTAAACAAATATCAACTTACGATGGTGAAGTAATAATGGTGAACGAAGACATACCTGTGAATATCGAAGGTTCTGTCGAAATGCCAGTATCAGGAACAAATAATTATATATCAACACATTGGAATAAATCATTTGAGAATATACATGATTCTTGGGGAACAAGTTCAAGTGATACTCATTTTATAAATTATCTAGCTCAAAATCATCAAACAAGTTCTGATGGTAATTATAATGTGAATCATATTGAAAGACGATTTCATTTTTATTCAGTTGGTGATGTTGAAATATATTCTGGTTCTAGAGGAAGTGGTTCAGCATTTGCTAAAGAAACTGATTTTACAGATGCAAGTAGATTTCATAATAGACAAATAATTTCAGACTTTACTCATAAAAATACAAGATATGATTCTTATATAAATGGAAATCCTGGCACTCAAGTAGGAAGAGCTCTCGGTAAAACATTATTTTATTCTGCTTCAGCTGATGGTGGTACAATATATTTACCATCAAATCATATTAGTAACTTTAGTTATCCATTTAAAGAAAAAATGTATGAAGGAGCACAAAATACAGACCCAGGTATTTTATCTTTTGGAACTAACGAAGATTATTCAACAGCTTCTTTTTATAGAGTTAAAGTAACTGGTGGTGAAAATCAACTTATTGTTCAAACTAATACACAACCAACAATAGATGATAATGATAAGATAATTAGAGGATAATTAAAAAATAACATATTTTTTTGATTTGTTAATATTTATATATGAATTAAAATATTTATTTAGATTAGGAGAAATAAAAATGGGATATTTAGACGGAACTTCGGTAACAGTAGATGCTGTTCTGACAAAAAAAGGAAGACAAATATTGTCAAAAGGTGGACAACTTAATATAAGTTCATTCACTGTTTCTGATACTGGTGTAGATTATACACTTTGGAATACAGCCCACCCAAGTGGTTCAGCATTTTATGGAGAAGCTATTGAGAACTTACCAATGTTAGAAGCTTCAGTTCATGCCGAATATTCTTTAAGAAATAGGCTTGTAACTCTTAGTCAAAATTCCATGGCCATACCAGCTATAGAACTGAGCGGACTTACAACAGCAAATAAACTTACTTTTGAAGATGGTGATTCTGGTGGATTAAAAGTAGTAGCTACCCTTAAAGGATTTGCAAACACAGGTGATTCTTCAGGTATATACTTTGTTATACAAGACCCTAGCATTGTTCGTACTAACGCTAAGGCAAGTAGAACATTAAGTGGTACTACAAGAACTTTTTTAAGAGAACAAGATATACCAAATGTACAGGAGTATTCAGTTGTAGGAACAGGACCAGATTGGAATTTTTCTCTAATACCTGATACAGAATTATTAAAAGCTGGTAGACAAACAAATGTTTATGTTGTACACAAAGCAACAGGTGCTTATACATCATTTACAGTTGTTAATAACTTGACAAGATTAACAAGAAACACATTGTCAAATTCAACAAAAGGTTAAAGTTAAAGTAGGAGAACAATAAAATGGCAATAGCAGGAACTAATATACCTTTAAATTCAACCGAAGGTGAAGATAAAATAACAACGACTGATAAAGTAACTTCAACTTACTTATCAGATAGTGCAACACAATTATTGGCTACAAGCATTACAACTCAATCATTATCAGATTCAAATGAAACTTACTATTATGGAATAGCTAATTCATCAACACCAACAGTAGCTGAATTTAATATTGCATATGGTAATTATAATGGAAAAGGTGGTAACTCTAATTCAGATAAAATTAAATCTCCTACAGAAGTTATTTATAAACAATGGGCTAGTTTATTATTACCTCCAACGGAAGTAACTGGTGGTTTCTTTATATCAAGAAATAACAGTACTTCAGCTGTTCCAACAGAAGCTAGAGTTTCATCTGGTAAAGATAATGAAATTTATGTATTATCAACTAGACGAACTCTTATGAAAGATAGACTCAATAAGAAAAATTGGACACTTGCCTTGTCAGGTTCTCATGTTGTTCCTTTATCAGGGACATTAGTTTTAACAGACGATAGTGTCAACGATGCAGCAACGGCAACACCAGTAGGTGATAGATATAATATTGTTAGTGGTTCTGATGGAACTGTACATACGGAAGCATCTGTAAGAACATTTGGATTTGTTTATCCAGATATAGGTGTGATGATATTTAGTGGTACTGAACTTTCTGCTTCAATACCTGGAACTTCAGGAGCTCCAATAAATCAAGTTACTGCCTTTAATTCAAGTTCTCATAAAGGATTTGGTACAACAAGTAATGAAGATAAAGATTACAAGAATGCATTAAGATTTGTTAATTGTTTAACTGGTTCATCCAATAATAATGTTGGTAAACTTAAATTTAGAAATGAAGAAGACCAAGTAAGTGCTCAATATTTTTGTAGAATCAAATCAGGACATTGTAATTTTTCAAATAATCCAACATTTGTATCAGGTTCTCTTAATGAATTAAGACATACTACAATGAAAGGTAATCCAACAACATATATTACTCAAGTTCAGTTATATAATACTAATGGTGATATGGTTGCTGTTGGTAATCTTTCAACACCATTGAAGAAAAACTTTAGTTCTGAAGCAACTGTAAAAGTAAAATTAACTTATTAATGATATGCTATGTCTGCTTTTAAAAATATCGACATATCATCAACTGTTATAAAACAGAATGTAGTCAGTTATACTCATAATTTTACGACATCTTCAGCTGGAATACAATCTATAAATATAATTTCAGGTTCTGTTAGTAGTAGTTATTGGAATTCTTTAAATGTTTTATTTTATACAAGTGGTTCTCCACAATATCCAAAAGAACATAAATTTGAAAAACCAATAAATAATTTAGCTATATCAGCTAGAGGGGCCACCCAGTATTTAAATAAATTTCACGGATATATAAGTAGTTCATTAATAACAATTCCACAACAATACTATGGTGAAAAAATAAAAGAGAAAAGTTTTACTTTGGTTGGTAAAGATTTTACAGACAATAGTAGTAATAATCCAAAAATAGTAGACGATGGTAATGGTAATTTATATTCTACAAATGCTCATCATTCACAAAGCACAAATCACGCTTCACATTCAGACAATTATGTTGGTAATATATTTTATGAACAAGGTATAGCTGTAATAACAGAAACTGGTTCTTGGAGTGGTAGTGTAGATTATTCTGATATAACAAAAGACTCTAATTTTACAATTCAACTTGATTCTTATAATACTATGACATCACATGAATATTCAGTAACTTTAATGCCTAATGAATTTAATCATACAATGAATTATAGTGTAAGAATGCCTTTAAGTGGAAGTTTCAATACACTTAATGAATTTACAAGTTCTATACATAAAAATCCATATTTAGCTAGCGAATTTACAGAAAGTAATTTTACACCATATATTACAACTATAAATTTATATCAAAAAGGTGATATTGATACACCTGTAATGACAGCAACTTTACCAAAAGCTATAAGAAAGAGTAATAAAATATCAACAACATTTAAAATAAGATTAGATATGTAAGGAAATAAATGGTTACATTAGGTTTAGATGCATCGACAACTTGTGTCGGATATGCATTCACACAAGATAAGAAGATTCTCGATATGGGATTCATCGACATCAAAAAAGAAACAACATCCAAAGATAAAGTTCAAAAAGTACTTGAATTTCTCACAAATACTTCGTATATTGATAATACTACAATTATTAATGTTGAAGATAATTTATCAGGTTTTATGGGCGGAAGAACATCTCAACAAACAATTGTAAAGTTAGCTAAATTCAATGCTATATTATGTTTTATGTTGGAAAACTTTTTTCAAGTAGAACCAAATAGTATAAATCCAATGACTGCTAGAAAGAATGTATTTGGAAAAGCAAGAGTCAAAGGTATAAAAGCTAAAGATTTAGTTAAAATGAAAATTGAAGAAATGTATAATACATCAGAATGGTGTAAAGAAACCACAAGAGGAAATTGGGATAAAAGGAACATTGATATGTACGATGGTTTAGTAATGTCACTTTTTGAAAAAAAAGCTTGATTCATAACTAAATTTGTTGTAAATTGTTATAATGTATAATCACGAACTCGTAACATTATTAGAAAAAGTTTTAAATAAAAGTTACCAAATGAAAAATGGTGAAAGTGCTTTTCATTGTCCTTTCTGCAATCATCACAAAAAGAAATTACAAGTAAATTTT